ATGCCGTGATCGCGGTCGTCGACGAGGTCGCCCGCGACGTTTCAGAGCGCAATCGAGCTAACATGCACCGCGCCTTCACACGCGCCACGCAACTCGAGTGGATGTTCTGGGACAGCGCCTGGCGGCAGGGCGCATGGCCGGTTTGAGAGCGATAAACTCGAGCGCTGCGTGAGCGAGGCCAGCGTGCAGACCGGACGCAACGGCCACGTTCGCTGCGTTCGATCTCGACCGTCTATCAGTTGCCGAACAAGCCCGCGAAGGGATTGGATGCGCTGGCTGTCGTCGTGCGGCGCTCGACCTGCTTTCGCTCGCCCTTCACGCGCTGGGCAACACGTCCGCTGCCACTCGCCTCCGCCGCGGGGGACTGTCCGCGCGAGGCCACGGCGATGGAACGCCCCTCGAGTGCCGAGGCAACGCGGCTGTCCGCACCGTACAGATCCCCGAGCGTGCGCAACTTTCCGTCCTCGTCGGCGACCGCCGTGAAATAGACGGTGTGGACAGGGATGGGATTTGAAAGAGTGATCTGTCCGCCGCGTGGCACCATGCTGCGCACGCGCTCTGGCGACCAGCCTTTATCATGCCCCAGCAACACCTCGGCAAAGCGAACTGGATCCCTGACCCGGATGCAGCCGTAGCTGAAAGTGCGGGTGGAGGAGTTGAACAGGTGCTTGTGCGGCGTATCGTGCATGTAGACGGCGTCGTTGTTGTGGAAGTTGATCTTCACGAAGCCGAGGGGGTTCTCCTTGCCCGGCTGCTGCTTGAACGAATACCCCTTCGTCGCCGGCGAACTCCAATTCACCGCGTTGGGATCGAGCTTCCTGCCCGAAGCGTCGTAGGCGTCGATGCCGTACTTTTCCAGCACCGCCTTGCGGGTGGCCGGGATGATCTGGAAGGGTGTGCGCGCGCCAGCCTCCGACACCTGGTCGGCGTTGGAGCGCTCGCCGCGCGTGAGCACCGAGACCAGCAGGCCGCTTGGCAGACCGAGCTTCTGCTCGGTGTTGGCTGCCAGGTCAGACCAGAACGGGTCTTTGTAGCTGGTGGGGACTTGTTGGGTCGCCATTACCGTTGACCTTCAGCAGGAGGAACTTGAGCACCACCGCCAGCGCCAGGCACTGCTCCGGTGGCCGGATTGGCCCAGCGCATGTAGCCTCGGCCAGGCACCGCGCGTCCGGCCTGTGCTGCTGCCAGGTCTTGCGCACGCTGGTCCATGAACTGGCGCGCGAAGTCCACATAGGTGGTTCCCTTCGGCACCTGAATGCCGCCGATGTCGATGTCGCGTGTGGCACGGCCAAGAGAGCCGACCGAGTTGACCCATTCGGACTTCGCGCCTTCGGCCACCGCCTCATACTGCGACATCTTGGCCATGCCGCGCAGGAACGAGGCCAGCGTGGCTGCGTTGGCTGTCTCAGGAGGCAACCCCTTGAGCGCCAGCTCGATGTCTTTGTCGGTGGCCACGCCAGGCGGTAACGACTTGATGGCCTGGGTATTGCGCAGCCGGGTGTACTCGTTGCGCAGTTGCGTCATGGCGTCCTGGTTGCCGGTGGCCTGTTTCATCCACTCGTATGCCCTGGACGCTGCACCAAAGCCACCGCCCTGCTGCTCCAGGCGGCTGGCCAGGTCCAGCATGCGGCCTGCAGCCTGCTCAGAGCCGACAGCAGCCACGGCCGAGTCGTTGACGATCTTGGTGGCGCTGGCGTCAAGTTGGCCGCCCTTCTGATTCAGCTCGAACAGCTTCAGCTCGACATCGGACTGCAATCTGTCGCGGTCCAGCTTCAGCCTGTTCTGGTCGAGCACCAGCCGGCCAGCGCGGTCTGCGATCTGGCTGTCGAGGTTGCGAATGTTGGCCGCCGTCTGCGTGTTTTCCAGCGCCAGGCGGGTCGGCGTGTTGGCCGTGACCAGCTCTTCGCGGGTGCCGAGCGCTTCTTCTTTGCGAATCTCAGCCGGAGCCTTGAGCGCCTGGATGGACGATGTCAGCACCTTGTCGCCGCCAGGCACGCCTGCCAGCATGATGCCGATGGTCTTCTGCGCGCTCTGTGGGCTGACCTCGGCCATCTGCGCCCAGGTCTCGTAGGCCTTGGCCTGGCCTTCGCGGCCGGCATTGCGCTCGGCCGTGGCGCGCTCGCGCAGGAGCTGGATGCCGATCTGCGGCTGGTTGGCGCTGAAGGCCGACATGACCTGGCCACCGAAGCGCAGCTCGTTCTCTTGGCGATCCTTGGACAGCGTGTCCCAGTTGGCGCGCATGCTGTCGGCTTCGGCCTTCGGCAGAAGCATGGCCACGTTGGTGAAGTCGCGCGCGGTCGGGTTCGGGTTCTGCATCAGTGCATTTACCTGCGTCTGCAGGCTCTGGCGACGTGCCAGCTCTGCTTCTTGCGCCTGGCGCTGTGCAGCCACGTCTGCGATGGTCGCGCCGATCTTGAAGCCGGACAGTGCGGCCTCGAATGGGCTTTGGACGTTCAGTTGGTAGTTGATTGGCTGGACCATGTTCACACCTTGCTGTAGTTCACGGTGAGATAGCCACCTGCCTCGCCGACTGCGTCAGGATAGACGCCCTGCACCTCCTGCGCCATCAGGCCGATCTGTCGGCCACCGCCCCAGATGTACTCGAACTCGTAGACGCCCAAGCCGTCCGGCCGGGTGTCGATCTTGACAATGTTGCGCTTCAGGCGTCGGTCGCTGAAGATGTTGCCGAAGCCTGGCGTGCCAACCTTGGCACCGTACTGCATGCCCAGGAACTGGGCCGGCAGGTGCAGCACGTTGGCAAAGGCCTGACCCTGCGCCAGCTCTGCGCCAGCTCGTGCAGCGCCTTGCTGCCCCATCAGGTTGGCGATGTCTGCGCCAGTGCGTAGGCCAGCCGTGGCCGTGCCAGCAGCCGATGCCTGGCCAAGCTGCGCCAGGTTCTGCGAGGTAGTCTGGCCGAGCGCCGTCAGGCCGCCAAGGCGGCCGTACTGCTTCTCGATCTCCTGCTGCAGCATCTGGGGCCGGAACTGTGCCAGCGCGGCCTGGATGTTGCCACCGCGCAAGCCACCAGTGGCCGATGCGCGCTGCAGCAGTGCCTCTTCGCCTTGTCTCACCTGGGCCTGGAAGCCTGCACCACCCTCAATGCCTGCAATGGCTGCCTGCTGAGCCTCTGGGCCACGCAGACCCAGCAGTGCCTGCTGCTGCTCCAGCGCCGGAGCGCCGGCTGCAGCATAGGGCTGCAGGCCAGTGATGGCCTGCGTGCCTGCTGTGACGTAAGGCTTGAGGATTTCCTGAACAGCGTCGAACTGGCGACGCTGTTCATCGATACCGGCCTCTGCGGCCGCTGTTTGAGCGCCTGCAGCCTTGCCGGCTGCTCGGCTTTGCATGATGCCGCCGACGACTTGCGTGCCGCCGACGACTAGCGCGGTTATTGGATCAGGCATGGCTGAACTCCTTCATGTAGTCTTCCAGCGTCTCGCCATACAGCTCCATGACATGTCGCGCGGCCTGCGTGGCACGCTGCGTGCCGTGGCACACGGCCACAACCATCAGCACCACGTCATAGTAGCCTGCACGCCAGACAAATGAGCGCGCGTCAGCATTGCCTGCGCGCTCAGCCTGGTCGGAGGCCTGCCACTTGAGAATCATGGCCGCCACAATGGGTGCCAGAGTGTGAGAGTTGGCCTGCCAGAAGGTGTTCTGGCTCATTCCGACCAACGTGTTCCAGATGGTAGCGTTGAGGTCTTCGCGCTCGACAGGATCGCCATCAGCGACATCGTCAAAGACCTGGATCGCGCTCCAAAGCATGAGCAGCCACTCGATGGCCGGCGCAGGCAGCGCGAAAACCCTTTGCAGGTTTTCCTTCAGCCAATCGACATTACCCATGCGCGCAACCCTCCAGTGGTCGGATGAGCTGCTGGCGGCTCGATAAGCTCAGCACCTGCATTTTCCCACAATTTGCCATCTGGTCAATCCTCCTCGAACTCGCGCTCTTCCCAGGCCTGGCAGGAGCGCAGATCGTGGCAGATGAAGTCGAACTTGTTGCAGTAGCCACGGAAGCCGGCGTCCACGTCCCACTCGTTCCAGGGGATGCGATCCATCTTGACCTGAGTCATGACCGAGTTGTCGTAATACTCGCAGTTGGAGCAGCGCCGACGACGCGCCTCGGCCTCATCCACCTGCATGGCCTTGGCCAGCGCCATCCAGTAGGGCTTGTTCGCGCCTCGTTCGTTGCTGGGCTTGGTAGGGCCAAGCATCCAGTCATCGATGACCATCTGCGTGTTCTTCTTGTTCTCGGCCGTCGTGATGAACGGCTCCTCGATGGGCAAGCCACCGAAGCCGGCCATCATCACTTTGGGCATTTTTGCGTAGTCCATGTGGTTCTCCTATCAGGTGATCTCGCGGCCGGAGATGCGCAGCGTCAGTGACGTGGCATTGCTGGCAATGGTGCTGATGAACGCGCCGGGGTCCAGCTCCTGGCCGATCAGCTCGGGGCACAGGTAGGTCTCACCAGGCACGACAGTGCGGTCGTCGATGATCAGGTTGGAATTGCCAGGACTTCCACTGGGCTGCACCAAGTTGACGCTGAACGTGCGGTTCACGGTGTCGGTGTTGGTGACGGTGGCCTTGTCGATCAGCGCCTTGGCGGCCGTGGCCGTGTATTGCGTGGTTTGGACTGCCTCCATCTGCTTGGGGGGGACGAGGGTTTTGACGGTGACGGTCATTTACTGGACTCCTTTGATGTTGTTGGACACGGTGAGGATGATGGACGGTATCGCGGGATAGAACCCGGAAGCAGGGAAAGCCTGCACCTGCACGCTCACATCGCTGACTGCATACATGATCTCGACGTAGTCGTTTGCATTCAGCTCGAAGAAATACCCGACCGTGACCAGTTGCTCGGCATTGTTGCCTTGAATCTGCACCTGGCTGTTGCTGTTCGGAACATCCACGCCATTGATGCGTGGCCAGACCCAGAAGATGCCTGTGCCGCCACTGGTCTTGTCGAGCTGGATGCTGAACAGGAAGTTGTAGACGCCCTCTGTGTCTACAGTCACGCGAGACGATGGCGTACCAAGAAACACGCCACGAGTGACATCAGTCGTATTGAACGTGATGGCGTATGGGGTGTTGATGGCCGCAGGAATCTGCGTCGTAGTGTCGAGGAACTGGCCATACCGCGCGCGCTTGAACTCGCGCGGAGGTGGAGACATCTGCAGGCCTTCGACAGCCGTGGCCAGTTGACCAAGCAGCGCCAGCGCCTGGTTGGCCTTGTTCTCTGCCGACGCAAGGCTGACAGAAGTTTCCTGCGCCAGCATGGCGATCTGGTCCAGTGCCTGCGTGGCTTTCACGTCGCTGACAGAGTCAGAGACGGCCATCTCCTGCGCCAGTGCCGCAATTCTTCCCAGCGCATCGTTGGCCGTGGCCTGCGCTGTGCCGGCTGCGATGTTGACCTCGTTGACAACGTCAGGCGCAATGGCGTCAGCCACTGCGAACAGATTCTCGAACTGCTTGATCTGTTCGTGGTCCTGCAAGAACTGCGCGAGCTGATCTCGCGTCAGCCCGAGTTTGATGCGTGGGCTGGTGGCCATCAGTATGCCAACCCTTCAATCTGCGCCTCAAGGCGTGCGAACGCGATGTGCGAGTCGCTGTCGCCACGGAAGCGCTGAATGCGCCAGTTGCGCATGTTGCCCTGCTGGAACCAGGCCAGGCGCTTCTTGGTGTTGCCAATGGTTCCTGCTCGGATGTAGCGATCCTGGCTCCATGACAGGCCGTCCAGCGAATAGCTGGTGCTGATCTGCGGGTTGACGCCAAGCGCCACGCGCCCAGTCAAGGCCACCAGCTCCAGCTCGTGGAACAGCGCGCCGTTGCCCTCGTTGTAGACGATCAGCGTGCCGAACTCCCAGCGCACCTTCTGACCCCAATGCGTGCCGATGGTATCGTCCAGATAGCCTATGCTGCTGGACTGCGGATCACCGACCAACCACTTGTCATAGGCCCAGACCAGGTTGCGCGCACGGTACTGCGCGAAGCCGGCCGTGGTGGTGGTCAGCGTGAACCAGACCATCTCTCCCAGCTCTTGCGATGCCGCGCCGTCATAGACCAGCGTGCGATCTGGCAGGTGGACGTAGAGGTGCTGGTGCGCCTTGTCGTTGCGCGCCTCCAGCTTGGCCGTGGCCAGTTGCAGCTCTGTGTAGCCCTGCAGCAGATCGTCGATTTCCTGCGTGCTGATCTTGGTGGCCGTGGCGTTTGCGCCCAGGTAGATGCCTGGCTGCTCGTTGCGGCCGCTGCCGAGAAAAGCCACCTGCTCCATGAAAACGCAGCAGCCGAAGGTGCCAATCGCGCCCTTCTGAATCTGTGCACCATCGATGCGCTGGAATGGGAAGAACTCGCTGCCGACGTTGTCGAACACCTCGATGGTGTTGCGGTTCAGCGCATAGACCTCATTGCGCAGCTTGATCAGCGCGACCACTGGGTCTGGGTCCACTTCGGATGAGCCGTACTTCAGCGGATTGACCTGCAGCGGATCGGATAGCTCTGTGACCACCAGGTTCGCGCCATCAGTGGTCATGAAGTAGCCGTCCACCCAGCAGAAGTAGAGCACCACGCCAAGGTCGGGGTCGGTGTTCTGCGTCAGTGTCGCGGAAACAGGGTTCCAGAAGTACAGCCGGCCACCTGACGCAATGCCAAGCAGGTCGAAGCTGTAGTCCATTGTCACCAGCGTGTCGACAGGGCCACCAACGTCGCCGAGCACCGTGATGACGCCAAAATGATCAACAGAGACCAGCTTGGTGCCCATGACACGGTAACAGGTGCCGTTCCAGTTGATGCCGCCACGATCCACGCCTGGGCCGCTGCCGTTGGCCACGATGCCATCGCCAGGACGCAGGAAGCCGGAGCTGATGCCGCTGTTCTTCGGCACCGGCACCATGTTGACCGGGTAACTCGTGCGC